ATCCTAACTCTTTCGCCTTCTTCAAGATGTCCGAAATTCTCTCGTTACGTTTCTTGTGATACTCTTTATTTTTGAGATGAATTATGAGAGACCTCTTAACCAGGTCAAAGCTAGCTAGTTTGACTAACTCTTCAACGTTCTTCACTTTCTCAATTCGTTCAATTAGATTTGACATTGTGTCCTCATTTTGTTTTTGGGTCTCGATGTAAGTCGTTAATAATAAACGATTTACGTTCGTTTAAACGAGTTTATACATTCAAATGTTTCTCCTTATATAGATTTGAGAAAGATTTTCGACGGATAGAATCTCGAGAATATCTTTCTCATAAATATATATTTATGTCCCCCCACCTAAAATTCGCGCAGACTCCTCCATTAGCGCGTCCCCTAAATTTTCCAAAATCCAAGGCCGAGGGCGAGACGCCCCTACGTAGCGGACCCCTAAAGGGCAAAGCAAGTACGTTTCAGATATTACTATGCTTACCTCTTGATTTCAAACAAAAAATAGCGTATAATATATTTAAGAGATAGAGCCATGCTAGTTTATTTGATAGTCAATCTCGCCAACGGCAAACGCTATATTGGACAGACCAAGCACACACTAAAACAGCGAAAGGGCAACCACATAAGCCACGCTCTTAACAGACCGGGGCGGCCTATAGAATACGCTATTCGGGAGTTCGGTCCCGAGCAATTTCATTTCCAGAAGATAAAAACCTGTAGAACCCGGGCTGAACTAGATCACTGGGAAGAGTTCTATATTCACTACTATCATACTCTTATACCCGAGGGCTATAATGTAACCCTTCCCTCAAAGGTTAAATGGCATTTCCGTATACAATACTTACGCGAGGCTCTTATCCTGCAACGCTATCGGAAGATACAAGAACAACACAGACAAGAAGATGTAACATTCGTCGCTATGAGACCTAACTAATATGCCTGGACGCCTCATCTTAGAAGTGACCTACCAAGAGGTCGCGCGACGGCTTCTCATGAAGCAATCCGAAGACGCCATTTGTCAAGGCACCGGTCTCTCCTTATCAGCGCTTCACGGCATCATGTCCCGTGGGGAATTCAAACAACTGTTCCATACGCTTCAAGCCAAGATGTACAAGCCGATCGACGAGCAGCTTGACCAACACACCCGCAACCTAAAGAACGAGATCGAAGAAGCGTGTTTTGAATCCTTCGACCGCCTTATGAAACTCCTTAAACTATCTAACTCCGAGGCAATCATAAAAGACGTAGCGCAAGACATGCTCGATCGAGGTGGTTACGGTAAGAAGGTTGAAGACAGTCGTACTGTCATTAACATAGGTACGCTAGAAGCCGCTGTCCTCGTTGAAGCCCTCAGGAAAGAAGATGAGGGGGCTAAACTTATGGGAAACCGTACAACTGGGGACCTAACCAGAGCAGTAGGAGAACATGCTAAAGAGCGACGTGACGCAAGCGACGCAGCTGATATCTGATCTTCGCCAGCGGTCACAAGATTCAGTGTTCTTCGTCGGGTCTGCTCTACTCGGCTTCAATCGACTCACACAACACCTTCATTACGAGATGGCCCAGGTTGTGCAGAACGCTTCGGACTATCACAGGCTTCTTGGTCTCGTCCCTCGAGACCACTATAAGACTTCCATTTGGACTATCTCATACGGTGTATGGCGCGCCCTCAAGAACCCAAACGAAACTGGTCTCATTGTAATGAACACCGCTAAGAACGCCGAACGAGTAGTCGGCAAGATCCGCGGCTCTTTCGAGTCCGCTCCTTTCCTTCGTCAACTCTATCCCGAGCTTCATCCTGAACTATCCAACCGGTGGAACAAGGAAGAAGCTTGTCTGCCTCGGCAGATTGATTGGCCTGAAGCCACCTGGACAGCGGCTGGTTGGGACACGAAGGTGACGAGCGGGCACTTCGACTGGATCGTCTTCGACGATTTGGTCGATGAGGAGACCTATGAATCTCCTGAACTTATGCACAAGCTAAATAGCCGCTTTGAACAGCGAGAGGGTCTCCTCCGCCCGCCTATTGAGGAACGAGATATAATCGTTGTCGGTAATCATTGGTCTAATATCGACCTCGCCTCGTACATCATCGAGAAGCACCCCGAGTATCGGGTCTACTATCGTCAAGCAATCGAGGGAGGCCTCCCAATCTTCCCCGAGATGTACTCCCTTAAGTGGCTCCATCAAAAGCAGGAAGCCGACCCCTATGTATTCGCTACTCAATGGATGAACGATCCTGTCGATGCAACGATCGCTGAGCTCAAAAAGGCGTGGATCAAGTACTATACACGAGATAACGACGGCGTTATCTTACCGGACGGCGAAAAGGTGTACTTCCGTCAAATGAACATCTACGGAGCTCTAGACCCCCGGCACTCCTTGTCTCACGGTCGGGTTGAGAAACTAGGGTCTCGTAACGCCATCACTATTTGTGGTATCGATCACAAAAGCCGTCGCTACCTTCTCGAAGAGTGGGCAAAGCGGTGCGATCCCGTTGAGACGCTTCGAGCCCTGTTAGACATCTGGAACCGCTGGAGGGAACATGGGCTACTCAAGATTGGTATCGAAGCTTACGGCTTTCAAGAATCACTTGCACCGCTCGCTGATGAAATCTGGAAGAACGAACCATATAAACCAGTTGTCGAGCCCCTCAAGAAGGATACAGTTCGATCTAAAGAAAACCGCATTAGATCAGGTACCCAGTTCTTCCGAACTGGACAAGCGTACATACACTTCGACCACTCCGACTTCAAAGAAGAGTTCGGATTCTTCCCTGGTGGAAAAACCAAAGACCTCTTAGATGCTTGGACCTGGTGTATGTTTTTAATGACCCCTCCTACTGAAGAAGCCGTCTATGCGTCTGAGGATGTTATGGATATGCAGAACCTTCGTGCTCTGACTACAGGAGCTGCAATCTAATGGCCGACCAAATTAAGATCACTCCCGAGCAGACAAAACGGCTACTGGATTATCTCGAGACCGAAACCACTATCGCTGAACGGGAAGTTTACGAACCCCAACAGGCCAAGCGCGAGTTGTGGGAAGACCAGTACATCGGTAAAGTCAAACCCCGTAAAGAAAAGTGGATGTCCAATGTTCCCATGCTCTTAGGCGCAACATTCGTAGACGCCGTTACAGCACGCTTGATGAATACCATGAACGCCTATAAGCCGACGTTTACGGTTAAAACCACGCGTACATCAGACTGGGTACCTATTAGTAAGGCGGTCGAAGATTTTATGGAGTATAAAGTCCAGACCGAAATGGACTACTATAACGCTTTACGCCGGGTTATCTTCGAAACCTGTCGTCTAGGTACCGGTGTAATGCTCGCGCCTTGGGTCATAGAGCAAGAGCTTGTACGTACCAAACGGTTCCGCCTTTTTAATACAACGACAAGCGTCACCACCAAGCAAGGTGTTGTGTGTCGCGGTATGACCATTAAAGACCTCCTCATACCTGGTGGTTACGCGGAACTTGAAGACCTGCCTTGGTGGTCACGTTACAAACGCTGGTCCGAGCTCGATATCCGCATGATGCGTTTTGATAAGTACGTTGACAAGGCTGATATCGATCTTATGCTCAAGTATCGTACCGTCAACCCCAACAACTATAACGCTGAAGCCACCAAAGCCGCCCAAGCTCGCGCAGGGGAAGAAGAGTCCACAGTTGGACTTATTCACTGTTACGAAACCTGGCTTCGCTTCGACCTTCAGAAAGAAGGGTTCTTCCAGAAATACAAAATCACCTGGCATAAAGAAGCACGTAAGATTCTTCGTGTCGAGGAAGACACTTACCCTCGTTGGCCTCTCTTCCTCTTCCGCTACGGACCGCGTGACTATGGGGTCTTCGGTCTCGGAATCATGGAGATGTCCAATACGTACGAAACGCAAATGTACGCGATGATGAACTTGCTCATCGACAACTACAAAATCGCTACAATGCAATGCCTCAAAGGTAAAAAAGGACAGGGTCTTCGCCCCGACACTAAGATCTATCCCGGAAAACTGTTCCTATTGGATAATCCAGCTGACTTAGAAGCCTTCCCCTTAGGACAAGCCTATCAACTTAACCCGGCATTTATTCGTACAGTCATGGATCTGGCTGAGCGGCGCACGGGTATCTCGGACTACTCCTTGGGTCGTGAGTCACAGATGTCCGGTAATAGAGCTACTGCCACAGGCACGTTGGCTCTCATTCAAGAGGGCCAACGTCGTTTCGATCTCTGTATTCGAGACGTTCGACAAGTTCTGGACGCTTTCGGCAACTACGCCCTCCGTATGATGCATGAAAACTTACCTTCTCAGGTTCCTTATATGCTTCTTGGGGCCCGAGGCTCTCAGGTTGAGCAGTGGCTTAGTATGCCTCCGGCTCCTCCTTACTACTCCGTATACCTTATGAGTAACCTCTCCAACGTTTCTATGAACAAAGAGGTTGCCAAGTCAGACGCCACTACTACAATGGGGCTTATGCAGCAGTTCTATCAGACCGGTCTGCAACTCAACCAAATGAAAGCACAAGATCCTCAGAATGCCGCCATCTACGATGCTATTCAAACGGCTGCTGCACAGAAGTTCCGGTCAGTACTCGAAGTATTCGGAGAGCCTTCTCCTGAACGTTACTCAGATGTGTTTATTACGGGGGTTCCTAGCTCTGTTGGTGGACCTCCTGATGTTGGTAGCGAA